ATCTCAAATGTATCCTTCTAATGATACCAGCTTAAAAATAGTTATTGACAAGTTAGCTTAAACTAGATATAATTCTTTAAATGAAAAATAAAGGAACCAGAGGAAGATGCCTAAGTTAAAACGTGATATTGTAAAGTATGTACGAGATAAGGCAAAATCCAAGTATGCGAAGGGTTCCTCTTGCGAGATTTGTGGCGCTACGGAGCAGTTAGACTTTCACCACTTTTACAGTCTCACACCTTTGTTAAACAAATGGATAAAAGATAACAATCACAATCCCGAGTACATTCAAGCACTGCGGGATGATTTTATAGAAGAACATCATGCTGAGCTATATGACCATACAGCTACTTTATGTCATACTCATCACTTGAAGCTTCATTCAATTTATGGTAAAGATCCTGCGCTGACAACAGCTAAAAAGCAGATGCGCTGGGTAGAGATTCAAAGAGAAAAACATGGCTTGGTATAATCCGTTTAGTAAAAAACTTGTAGAAGTCGAGGAAAAACTGAATCCTGCACAGCAGTATTTTGGTGACCATGTTGAGTCGTCTAGAGAATATACAGGAAGTTATGAAACTTACTACGAAAATTTAGAAATTGTAAATCGCGCAGTAAATCTTGTTGTAGATGATGCAGCAGCAGTAGCTACTACTGTCAAACCAGTGTCTTTGCAGGGAGTAGTAAAAGGTATAAAAAGAGCAAAAGTAGAAACCCTACTTACTCGTGAACCTAATTTATTTCAAGATATTAATACTTTTCGCAGAAATTTAATTACCGATTTTATACTCGATGGTAATATGTTCATCTACTTTGATGGAGCTCATTTGTACCATCTACCTGCAGATAAAGTAACTATTCATGGCGATGCCAAAACCTATGTCGAGAAGTATACTTACAATGAGATTACCTACTTACCCAGTGAAATAATTCATATAAAAGAAAACTCTTTTTATGATGTTTACCGAGGTGTATCCCGACTCAAACCAGCATTGAGAACAATGCAACTAATGGCAAGAATGAGAAACTTTCAAGATAAGTTTTTTGAAAATGGGGCGGTTCCGGGCTTAGTACTAAAATCACCAAACACTCTTTCAGATAAGATTAAAGAGCGTATGTTGCTTTCATGGCAGCATAAATATAGACCAGACACTGGAGGTCGTAGACCTTTAATACTTGATGGAGGTCTAGAGCTAGACAAGATTTCAAACGTAAACTTTAAAGACTTGGACTTTCAAAACTCTATTGCGGAAAATGAAAAAATTATATTAAAAGCAATCGGTGTACCGCCCATTCTTTTAGACTCAGGTAATAATGCAAATATTCGACCAAATATGCGGTTGTATTATCTTGAGACAGTGTTATCCATTATTATAAAATTAAATTCTGGTCTATCTCGCTACTTTGGTTTTGAAATTGTAGAAGATGTAACAAACGTTCCAGCACTACAACCAGAACTACGAGATGCAGCAGCATATTACTCATCTCTTGTAAACGGGGGTATTATTAGCCCTAACGAAGCTAGAGAAGCTCTAGGATATGACCCAAGAGAAGAAGCAGAAGATATAAGAGTGCCAGCAAATATAGCAGGCTCAGCAGCCAACCCAGACGAGGGCGGCAGACCTACAGAAGATACAGAGGAATAAATATGAGTAGAAAAAAGAAAAACAAAGCGGCAGCAACAAAAGTACTTGGTTCGTTTTTTATAAAGAAGGGGAAACTTCTTACATCAGAAGAGTATACTGCTTTAAGTAATGAACAGCCTATAGTAGGTTCCTCCGTAAAAAAGATTTTTGGAAGTTACGCAAAAATGATCAACCATTTACAACAAGACGTATCTTTACTAGCTTTAATAAAAGAGTCAGCGGCTATACAAGCTGCACCAAAAGTTAAACCAAAAGCTAAACCCGCTTCAAAACTTGGGGCAAGCACTACAGAGAAATAATATGGAAAAAATACTACATATGGCCTCTACGTTTAAGTCTCATGAAAATGATGATGGTAGCGTAATGATACGAGGTATGGCGAGTACTAATCACTCTGACCGAGCAGGAGATGTAATTGCAGCTGAAGCTTGGAGCAAAGGTGGTTTAGAAAATTTTAAAAATAACCCTGTAATTTTATTTAATCACGACTATGATAAACCTATTGGTCGTGCAACAGGAGTTAAAGTAACTGATAGCGGACTAGAGCTTGAAGCAAAGATTAGTAAATCTGCGCCAGCAGCAGTCTGTGAACTAGTTAAAGACGGTGTCCTTGGAGCCTTTTCCGTCGGTTTCAAAGTCAAGGATGCTGATTACATCAAGGAAACTGACGGATTAATGATTAAGGATGCTGAGTTGTTTGAAGTATCGGTTGTTTCGGTACCATGCAATCAAGCAGCTACTTTTTCGCTCGCGAAGTCATTTGACTCAGTAGATGAGTACAATGAATTTAAGAAAACTTTCACCAATCGTGTAGATCTAGCCGGTCAGTCTCTGGCTAAGGACGAAGATACTTCTTCAAATATAGCTAGTGACACACCGCAAAGCGTGGAGAAATCCACAGATCAGGAGATCAAAATGGAAAATAATACTTCCTCAATCGACTTGGAAGCATTCGCTAAGCAAGTAGCTGATGAAACTGCTGCTAAAATTGCAATGAAACAAGCCGAAACAAAAGCCGCTGAACAAGCGCAAGCTAAAGCTGCTCAAGAAGCTGCTGAAGCAAAAACTCTAGAAGCTGATAGCATCAAGAGTTCAATCCAAACTGGTATTGAGTCTGGTATCGAGAAATTAGAAGCTGACATGAAATCTGATTTTGAAAAAGCCAAAGGCGACGAAATCAGTGAGCTTATGAAAAAATACGAATCAGATGTTGCTGAGAAGAATGCAGAGCTAGAAGCTATGCGTAACAGCAAAATGGAGTTTACCACTGAAGGTCGTGTAAAAACTCTTGCTGATTTCGGTCAAGAAGCTCTTTCTGCCGAAATTCTTGGTAAAATTACTGGTAAAGGTTGGAACACTGACTTTGCTAAGAACCTAATGTCAAAAACTATTAACCCTGGTAATGCAACTACAACTGTAAACGACTTTTCAGTTGCTTACACTGATGCTTTCGAGACAGCTGTAGGTTTAGAAACTAAACTTGGTGGTCTTTATCGTGAAGTTGCAATGGATTCAGCTTCTTTAGTTGTTCCTTTCTTAGGTGAAGTAAACAATGCTGCATTTGGTACCTCAGGCGGTCTAAGTGCTACAGCTAACAAAGTAGACAGCGATGGTGGTACAGACGGTCAGTTAGATATTAATAATCGTGTAATCGTAGCAGAGCGTCTAGTTGCTGGTACTTACATTGATAACCACGTCGATGAAGGTCAAATCGTTAGTTTCCTACCAATGATCAACGCTGCTATTGCACGTGCTCATGGTAAGGCTATTGATTCTGCAATCCTTTATGGTACTGCAGGTGCAACTAAGGGTATTCTTGATGCTGGCGGCACTAAAACTACTCTATTCGCTGCCCACGATGGTTTTGGTACTAAAGTAGCGACTGCCTTCCAGCAAGATGGCAATCCAGGCTTAACTTCTGCAGAACTACTTGCTGCACGTGGTAGCATGGGCATCTTCGGTGTTAATCCAGATGACCTTGTATATGTAGTTAACCTTGCAGGTTATCAAGACTTGTTAAGTGATGCAGACTTCGACACTGTTGATGAGGTTGGCGCATTAGCTACTCGTGTAACAGGTCAGGTTGGTATGCTATTCGGTTCACCAGTTATCGTAAGTGACGTACTTACGGGTGCTGCTACAGGTGGTGGTGCTTATGGTGCTATTATCAATACTCAGTCTGCTCTAATCGGTAGATTGAAAGGTGTTAGCCTTGAAACTGATTATGAAGCTGCTAACCAACGTACAGGCATTATTGCAAGCCAGTCTCTTGGATTTAAACTTATCCAAGGCGCTACTTCAAACATTGCATTGTACAACACTGCAAACGCATAATAGTAATACTTTTAAACTTCGGGGAGGTTCGCCTCCCCCAAGTTTTTACTAATGGACTTATAGAATATGACAGATTTAATAACACTTTCAAACTATAAAACAGCAGAAGGCATTCAGGCTACTAAAGATGATGCTAAACTCGAGCTGTTAATTACTTCTGTAAGTCAATTAGTAAAAACTTATTGTAACGCTACTTTTGTAGACTATTATACAAATGCAAAAACAGAATTATCCAATATTAACTATAATGAAGCCTTCGTACAGCTATCAGAAGGACCTGTAGTTATGTCGGACGGTAATAAACCAGTAGTGTCTGAAAGAGATAGTATTACTAGTTCTTATACTACTCTTACCCAGGATGTAGACTACTATGTTGATACAGATTTAGATTGTATTTATAGAATGAATAAAGCCTGGCCAAAAGGTCCTGGTGCAGTAAAAGTTGTTTATAAAGCAGGCTATGCAACAATCCCTGCTGATTTAAAACTAGCAGTTATTGACTTGATTACATACTATCATAAAGACGAGCACAAAGCACGTCAAACCATTGCGGGTGCGAGCATACAGAATCAAAGCTCTTCAAGTCAGAGAAATAACGTTGCCTTTCCTGACCACATTAAGAGAGTGTTAGATCTTTATAAGAACTTCTAATGAGTAGACAGTCTTTTGAAAGAGCATTTCAAAAACCTTTACTTAGAAAGTTAGATGCAGAAGCACGTAAAGCAGTAACAAGACAGAGAGGGCAGCTGTTAATCTTAGCAGATACAAAAGATTTAGAAGCAGTAATTTTAGCTTCTACAGGTACAAAACCTAAAGCCTCTCAGTTAAAAAAAGCATTAGAACAAGCAAAGAAACACGCTAGAAAGTTACAGTCAAACTTTAAAACTCGTAACAAAAGAAGATATAATGCGATAGTTGCCAAGTTGCCAGAAATAAGACTATCACATACATTGAACGAAGATATGTTTATAGTAAGTAGTTTTTCAAGATCCATTACTACTATTAAGAATACAATGTTAAAGACCTTAGTAGCAGAAGGTGCAATTACATCAGAACAGTCCAAAGATGTATCAAAAAATCTACATAAAGGACACGGTTCGAGCGGTAACGCAGTTTCTCAGGTTCAGATTGCTTCTTCAGTTTCTGCACTAGATGCACCAACTAGAAAGTTACTTTTGTATAATTTAGAAGGTGCTTTTAGGTCTGGAAGACTTGAAGGGGTAAAAGCTTTTAAAGATATAAAAAGACTTGTTACAAATGCAGAACAAATAGTAACAAAGAAAGGAAAGCTTACTGCAAATTATGTTTCAGTTATTGCATTTCAGTCAGGTAGAGATAACATAAAAGATTCGGCAGAAGAAAAAGCAATAAAATCTATTTTTAGAGATTTTATAAAAAATTTGCCAGAAACAGGACACAACTCTTTACTAAACATGCAAGGCTCTTCGACTCTAAAAGAGAAATCTGCAGCAATGGTTGTGAATAAATTTAAAGGTAAGAAGGGTGTAAAGGTTAACTCTAAACCTGTTAAAATGCATACTAAAACAAAAGTTAGTAGTAAAGGTACTGTTTCAAAAGCATCAGTGGCTTTAAGTGCAAAGAAACTAAAAACAGCAAAGAAAAAAGAAAAGGCAAAGAGTTCAGCAGCTTCTCAACCTTTGCAGCTTTTAGGTTTAATTAACCAAAAACTTCCTGAAACCGTAAGAAAGAATATGCAAAGTCCTGCACTTGTTAATAGAACCGGAAGGTTTGCAGATAGTGTAAAAGTAACAGAAATTGCTCAGACTTCTAAAGGGTTTCCAAGCATGGGTTACACTTATCAAAGAAACCCTTATCAAGTTTTTGAAGAAGGTAGCAAGGGGAACTGGTCAAATGGTGATAGAGACCCGCGCGATTTAATAGACAAATCTATCCGAGAAATAGCGGCACAGTTCGCAATCGGAAGATTCTATACTAGGAGAGTATAATGAGCAGAGCATACACAACAAGACGTTTAGGCATTGTAGAAGCTCTTGTAGAAAAACTCAAAGATATAAACGGTACGGGTGCATTTCTTACTGATGTCGCACAGAATGTATCCCCAAGACTAAAATTTTGGGATGAAGTGGAGGAGTTTCCTGCAGTTCACCTAAATGCCGGCTCCGAAACCCGAGAGTATCAAGGAGGCGGTTATAAAGACAGATTTCTGTCTGTAACAGTTAGATGTTATGTACAAGATGAAGATTCAGTACTAGCACT